AGAGGCAGATTACTCTGCCCCTCTATTCTTTCTTTTATTGAGTTTTACATCAGATTGTTCTACTCCAAAGACAATATATTGCCCTTTTTCTGCCTTAGTAGAAGGCATATATTCAAGTTCAAAATCAATATCTTTAGTATTGTATACAGTTTTTGCATACACATTTTCACGAAAGTTACGAATTAAACTTTTAGCTAGATTTAACGCTTCAGTTTTGTTTACTGCTTCTCCAATCACTTCATGATTACGTTTTAAACGAATTTCAATAGTTCGATAAAGCTTACAACGTCCCTTACGTCTTGAACTAATAACTTTATAAGGCTTCTTACGAGTATCTTTAGTGCCAGATTTTATAGCAATAATAATACCAGCACCTTCAAAATCAAACATTCCTTTTTGTTCAAGAAAATCTGCAGCAAATATATTCATATCTTTAGTTAGAACTGGAGATCCAGATTTTTTTCAGCTTCTGGTAGCATCTTGTACTACAGTTATACCTTGTTTAAAAGCATTAATTTTAGCTTCATCTAAGGTATAAGCCTGAATTTCTAATTTGCGCATATTTAAATAAATGTAACATCATCAGAATAACCATTGATTTCACAATATGCAACCATTTTTAGAAGTCTACAAAATTCTAATCTACCTATATTAAGTATATCTGAATCAATATTAAAAACACTAGCTCTGTTAGAGCCTGTAGTTTCAACGGCAATAATATTAGCTTGAAAAGTCCAGTCTTTAGGAGTGTATCCATATTCTTTTTTACAGAATTGAAGTAACATCCATAGGTACATTCCCATCTGTCTATGATAATGAAAATTCCAAAAACTTCCATTCATAAATTGTTCAAGTAAATGACCCGTAGTCTTTAAATCATTAAGAGTAATTATTTTATTATCTTTATCAATCGTCCAATTATCAGCTTTCATTTTTAATTTTAATATACATTTACTATTATTATATTCGCCAATAATATCTATGAACAAAGCATCTTCATTATAAGCTTCAAGACCTTCAGGTCTTACTAAGTTTACTATTGAAGGATTGTTAGATAACGATTCTAAACAATTACTGCAAATTGTACGATGTTTATCATTTAAAATTACTAAATCGCCTTCTATTAAATCTTTGCAGTTTTGATAATAATTTAATCCAGATTTTATTATATTTTGGATTCTACTCTCATTTAAATTATTTTTATAATAATCTATATCAATACAGCTTTTAGTAATAGATTCTCTAATAGTATAACCTTGTTTTCTATATTTAATAATACTATCTATTACCATACCTAATTTTGCTGTAGGCTTATTATATGAATCACCTAATTTAAAAGACTCTGGTTGTAAAAATAATTCATGTATAGCTGTTCCTAATTCTAAAGAATTAGTTGATTTATTTTCTATACCTTTATTATATAAACTTGGACTACCACCCTGATCGGGATTTATATACTTTAATCTAGAATTTGATATATAATTAGAATAAGAGCTTGAGAAATATTCTGCATCACTTATTTTACTTCTATATACACTTTCTAAGACTGGACTAAGTTTTATATCATTTAAGTTAATTGTCATTTTCCTTGCGTTTTGTCGCTGGACTACAACCTAAATAATAAGCTATATGAAGCTGGCTTTTCATGTATTTAGATAACTTATATTTCTTAGCTACTTCATTTAAGATATTTTCTGCAATATCATCATCTAAAAAGTAGTTTTCAAAATGAATGTTCTTCTTGCCATCTGACATAATTTCTGCATTTTCAACTAAAATATCAAAGTCTGCAGAAGGTTCAGCTAATTTATAGGCTTTTATATAGGCTTCATGTAAGGCCAGTTCTAATTTATCCTTTAAGTTCATTACTTAATAGGTATTTTAAGATCATAAATTCTACGATGTCCTACTTGATAATACTGATTATGAGGAGCATCCATTAAATAACAGAATATTCCCGCATTAGTAATTTCTTTATAGTTGTCGTATTTGTCATCTACGAATACACTAATATTATGTTGCTTAAGACTCTCAACTTTACTAGCGTTCCAAGGTACTGTAATTACAGGAGCACATGGTAAACCATTCTTCTGTAAACTTTCCTGAATCCATTCAGTTGGAATATTTCTTGCAGTTACATAATAGTCTACTTCAAAAGAGGGTCTATGTAATACAGGAATATTAATCCAAAACTCTTTATCTGATTCTAATTCATGTAGATGTTCAGACATCTGATAGTTTGCATTCCAGTAAGGATTCATAGCAACACCAAACTTGTCTTCATAAGCTTTATTGAAATCAAATACTACATTATCGAGATCTAATCCAACAATAGGCTTATCGATAGGGGCCATAACTCTATCATCTCCTTGAGGATATATATGATAAAATTCACATAATATTAATGCGTTAGTAGCTACTTCAGCCATTTCTAAAAGTCCCTCGTTTGTATAATCAATACCTCGTTCGAACTGATTCAAGTGTTTTTTAAGAGATGAGAGAACATCTGTCCACTTCATACCTCTTTTCCATTCGTTTTCTTGGTACTTACTTAATTTACTTGTAAGAATTTTGTTGACTTCCTCAATTCCATATTGTGGAGTCAAATCGTATCTAATCTTTTGTTGTTCCATCTTTGCTAGATAATGCTTCTAAAAATATTTCACATAACTTTCCAGACAAACCTAATTGAGTTTTTGCATCAACTTGAGGTTCAAATCGAGGGACATAATTTAATTCATCCTTCTCTTCATCATATGTAAATACAATAATGATTTTTTGTCCAGAAGCAGAGGTGAACACTACTCTACAACTATCCATTAATTAATTTTGATAAGAGTTCATAGAAAAAGTCTTTATCCATGATTACTACTTCTCCTGCAGAACCAAATACTTTTTCTTTCTTAACTTGTTTATTTCAAATTACAATAAAAGGTTTATCTTTTAAAGGACATTCTTTTTTAATAGCATGATATTGAGGTGTATTAACAGTATTTTTCAATTGTATATAACATGGTAACTTACCACTGCGATCAACTAAATCCACTTTTTTATCATCCATACTCTTAGACTCAGATCTTGATGTAACTACATCTGTAAATCCAAGATTTCTAAGTTCCTGAGCAATTTTTGTCTCATATCTATGTCCTTTATTTCTACAGTATGCTCCTGTTTTCTTTTTCTGAGATGTAGTTTTTTGCTTTTTCAATTAATTCTAAAGTTTTAGTCCTTCCGTACATTTTATAAAAATCTGATATATCCTTAGCTTTATAATGTCTAGGTATAAATAATACATGTACGTCAGGAAATTTCTTACGAATTTTATTCATGTTTTCAATTCCAGCAAGGTCATTATCATAGAATAAAATTATCTTGTTGAATTTAGACTTTAACTTTGTATATTGAGCTTCAGTTAAAAAACAATTTTCAGAAATTGGAGCTATTGCAGGAATTTTATCACATGAATAAAGAGTCATAACATCCTTTAAAGATTTCGTTACAACTAAATATTCTCCTCCATTTTTTGGAAGTGCATGAGCACCTTGTAATCTAAATGACTTTCAATTTGAAATAAACTTATACTTTATATTTCCAGGAAAATATATACGTCAACGTTCTATATCTTCTCGAATACCTCCATAATATCCAAATACTAATTGCCGATCTTTATGTAAACTAAATATACTTCCATTTAAAAATACATTTTTACATGAAAATACATGAAACTTTTTTAGTATAGTTTTATCTATACCATATTTAGATCACCATTCAAGTTCATAATCTTCTCAAGACTTATCTTCAATTTGAATAACAGCTTGAGTAGTATCATTAAACTTTTGATTTGTATATTTAATAAGAGGTTTATTTATAGTTAAATTTTTGCGGGAAACTATTCCAAAGTCATTAGCAATTATTTGTAAAGCCTTGCCATAAGGACAATCGAATTTATACATTACAACCGAAATAAAATTTCCATAAAAGTCTCCACGAAAATCTTTAAATATTAAATCTCCTTTCCTATTCCTATAAAATGCGCAGGTAGGTTTACTATCTTGCCTTAATGGAGACTTGAACAATCCTTTTTTTACAGGAATGCCCAAGTAATGCTCCATTAAAGTTTCTTCACTAACTTTACTTAAAATAAGTTCTTTAGTGATATTTATCGGTTCTAATGTAAAGACCATTAAAATTTAACTATATTATTTTTTAGAATGGTAAGTCGTCTTCTGAGCCTTTTACATTAAACGTTTCCTTAAGATCGTCTAAATCCTTATCCCGTTCTTTCATGTTAGTAGGTTGCGCAGAGTTAGCATTCTCAATATCAGTCTTTTCTCTAGCAGTTAAAGTTAAATCTTCACCAATAACTTTTGTTTTACTACGAACTACTCCATCTTTACCTACTGATGCAACATACTTAGGCATATTAGCAAAACCTTTATAAGGAATTAACTTGATTTGAGTTTCCTTACCAACAGAACCTGCTAAGTTTTCTTTTAAATATTTAGCAAGAGCCTTAAAGCTACTTACTTCAATCTTTTCTCCTGCAGCAATTTTTGCACCTAATTCAGGATTAAGAGCATTAATGATTTGAGTAATCTTAACCATAAAGTTTTCCATTTCAGATGGATTTTCTCCATACTGAGTTGTAGCTCTCTGAGTACAATTACTTATATTACTTGGATCAAAAATAGTTTCTCGATGCTGGATACCGTCCTTTGTTTCAAATAACAAAACAAAAGCATCAGAATTACCTTCACTCTGACTAGCTACTCATTCAATACCTTTATAGGTTACATTATGGATTCCTCCACGAAGGAAAGTAGAAGTTACTTGATTTGCATTCTTTGCTACACTAAAATCAAACATTGACATATTCTTACAATTTTAAATTTTTAATAAATCTGAATTTTCTGTATCTAAATCGGTATCAGCTTTAGAAAGATCTGATTCATCAATCTTAATCATTTTAAACATACCAGGCCTACATTCCTCTATTTTAAAGAGTTGACCATATTTAGATAAAATTGTTTTTTGAGTCCCTTTAAAAGAGACTGTATTACTTTTTGTTAATTTATTCCCATTTTCAGGATCTGAAAACACTTCAGCTTTACCGATAACTGGGATTGTAAGCTCGTTACTTTTTTGGATATAATTAACTGCTATCCTATCTCCGCATTGTGCAGATAATAAACTAACGGCTTTAGGAGACATAATTAACTTACTATCTCCTATCTCTACAATTGGTAAATCTATATTATCATATTTTGAAGGCACTTTAACAACTTTAACATTTGTAACAGCCTTCGATTCTTCGTCAAATTCAAAAGATACCTTTAACATAATCCTTAGATTATATATTAACTTCTACAGGATTTAAAAGTGAAGGATAAATTCTTTCCCAATGAAATTCAATATTTCCATCTTCCTTCATTTCTCCTAATACTACATCTGCATTTCGTAAATGTTCTGGTCTAGCACCACATTCTACAAATTTATCATTTGTATTAAAACTTAAAATTGTATTTGAATCTTCGTCTCGATCAAGATATCCAATCGCATCTGACTTTGAAGCTAGAATACGACCTGCTTTTCCAAATAAGTCAATAGTTTTTGCGGTCATTTCTGTACTGCCAATAGCTGCATCTTTTGTATGACAAACAAGAATAATATTAGGTGCACATTTAGCGACCATATCAATAACCATTTCTAGAGCTTTTCTAAGCATAGAATACCCAGCGCCCATTGGAGCATCAAGTACGTCGTCTCCTGTAAACTTTTGCCCTGCAGGACTATTTAAATATAATTTTAAAGCTAATGGCTTAACCATTTCTTCAAGTCTAGTAATTGTATCTAATACAATAAACTTATAAGGATATTTAGCTTCTTTGATTGCAGCACAAATTTCTTTTAAATCTTTAACAGAAGACGCTTTTACTTTTACAGCATCGATATAGTCATATCCGCCTCCTTCAAGATCGATACATAATGCTCCAGGAAGATTGGCACAAGCCGTGCTTTTCAATTTTGTTATCGTAGAGCTTTTTATCTCTACTTCTATAAGTTTCCTTATAGTTCAGCGTACATTTTTATCCCATAAGGATAATGGACACTCTTGGGAAGATTATATTCTGCATAACAGGTTCACTTCCTACGCGTTACACTACTATTATATATTATTACAACAGTTAGCACGGTATTTTCATAAATTTATTATATTTACGTACAAGATAAACATTAACGTTTATATGGTAAATTTTTAGAATTCACCGTTTTTGCCCATTCATAAGTATTATATTACTATAATACACGGCGAAAGCCACCGTATTTTGGCTTGGAAAAAATAATTAAATTTCTTGGGTCCTGAGTTTCCGCAGGAATTTTGTTTGTTGGTAATGTGATAGCCATATTTAAAATTTGAATATTGGTTTTTGTAAGCTATCTTTTTCTTCTGCATCTTTTGCAGCTGTATCTTTTGTTATTTCATCTTCTAACTTCTCATCTTTTCAAGATTGATATACTTCATAATCAATACTTCCTGGATCAGGAAGTTCCTCAAATCGTCCTAAACTACCTTGAAAGCCAGTACAAAAAACTTTATTTGCAACTCCAAATCGATGTTTTAATAATATTAGTCCACGCATAGCAGAACCTAAAGATTCTTCTGGATATTCTTTATTAATAATAGTATATCCTCTATAAGTACTACGTTGGTGTTTTATGGGATTATATACTGCAATACAAACATTACAGTCATTACCTGCATTACCAGAATCCTTAACATCATCAAGGGTTGGTTCTGCAAGATCCATTTTTAATCTATTTACATCACTTGTATTTCTATTTTCTTGCATAATAAAGTCAATAGATATTCCACATTTTTCTCTAAAATAAACGCAGTATCGCGAGGTTTGATCAATTTCTTGCTTTTTAGTTCTTCCATCAACTGGAGTTAATAAACCAGCATGATCAATTATTACATTTATTATTTTATCGGGATTACTTGGAATATAAATATTTCTTCTACCTTCATCAATATCTTGAAAAGTACCTCATTGTTTTAGAAGTTCTTTCATATTACCATAGAAAGTATTAGAACTTA